CATTCGCTATAAAGATTGCCAAAGTTGTTTTGGTTCTTAATTCTTGAACGGATGAACTTGAAATTTTTTGATGTATAAAAGTCTTCATTATCATCTAAAACTTTTATATACATCTCGTGCCAAAATTTAAAATTCAAAATAATTAATCCCTCAATAGCCTCCATTTGCCCCTTAATAAAAGGCATCATTTCGTTAGTTAACTTCATTATTTAACCTCGCTTTTAATGATAGATTAAACCGATCTTGTTATTATCGGTTAATACGTTTAAATCGTTGTCACTTGCATTAATAAAATCACTATTAATCAAGTCTTCCTCAGTTTTAAATATTTGGGCGAATCTGTCCTTATTTTCATTAATAAGGTGGTCGACCTTACTTCCCTTCGAATAACAGAAAACAAAGTTATTAGGGGTAAATTTAAGGGCTTTAAATAGTGGTATGGATTTAGTATAGCCATAGAATATGATCTCAGGATTATTTACCGCTAATTTTATCCACTTCTGTAAATATTTAGGACTGTAAAAATCACCGCTTGAATGAATTCTAATATAATTTGGTTTCTTTTTATTTATCTCAATTTGGATCAGATCAGTAAAATTATCTTGCTTTGTTAGTTGGTAATTTGTTTCGTATTTATCACGTACATTCTTATATAAATATGTACCTTTTTTAGCAAAGCAAAATTTTATACACTCACTTGCAAAGGGGCAAATTATTTTACCTGTGATCGACTTCCAAGCGGGTAAATTGAATTCAAATACTCTTGTATTATTTAGCTTTGAAGTTTTCTTCATTTTTTGGTTAGTGTTAGTGAGTAAATTCATTATTTAACCTCATTTGAACTCTTCCAGTTCTTTTCCATACTACCAATTATCATTCTATTGTCAATATCCTGAAATTCTTCAATCTCTCTTGATAGCCTCTCCAATTCGTCCGATATAATCCCGTCTTCAAAGATCAGTTTTTCACCAACGATATAAACATACATATTTACAACGCTTTCAGCACTGCTTAAATCCGTTGTAACCTCTCCAAAGTGGTTTTTTTCGTAGTCTTGAACTATGCCGATAATATCAAAGGATTTATCACCTAACCACTTTTGAGCGGTATAATGCCCAATTATATAATAATCTTCATTAAATAATTGGTGGTGTAAATCCCCTTGATCCATCTTTAAGTAATCAGGATTATAATCTAATCCCTCTTTTATTCTTTCAATGGCATATTCTTTTATCTCATTTTCTTTATACATTTGATTTTCCTTTTGTCTAATTTTAAAATATTGTCTCAATCGTTACCAAATATTACAAAATCACGTTTCAGGCTGTCAATGTATTTAATTAAATACAAATAGAAGAGAGGGTATATATATACATTATATCTCTACATTATACAGAAATAGTTATTAATATATTTATATATATAGGGGTTTATATCTATATATCTATATAGAGACATTATATACATATAAGAGAGAGTGAATGAGGAATAAAGGAAGATTGGTTATTATTTAGCCCCAAATTGACGAAAAAACCTTATTTTGTCGACATAAAACCGCCTGTAATAATGCTATTGAATCCGATCCCATATAATAACCAGATACAGGACGTAGACCTGTCTTAAATTTAAATATTACTGAAGTTATGTGAGACTATACATTGTTTTTACGTGGTGAGGTGTTGAAACTGTCCAAACTTCCAACGGAAAACCATTGATTTTGATCCACGCAAACACGCACAAACGAGGGGGGGGGTGCGTTGCCCATAGGGGTGTGCCTAATGCACGTACTTACCCACTCCTTACATTATTTCGCTAAAAGGGCTTTTCATAATAGGGACTTAACTCATCTTTAGGGTCTACTCCAATAGGGTGATAAGTGTCATTAAGGGTATGCTTTTGTAGGGGCTTAATTTTATTAAGGGTATACTTTTGTAGGGTGGTTTTCCCTAAAAGGGCTTTTTGCGGTATTAGTTTAATTGCATTACAGGTTGTAATATTACGACATGAATAATCTCGTAAAACAACCAGTTCCTCAACTTGAGGATTTTATTCCTATAGGCAAGGCATTCCAGAGCATAGATGATATTGGGGTATTTTTGTTAAAGGTAGATGATTTCAAGGGTAGGTGGGCGTTAGCTTGTAAGGAGTTAGGTATTTCCACATATGCTGTAAAGAGGTTATTTAAGGAGAAGCCTGAGTACAGGCAGATGGTAGAGAGGATGCGTTCACATCATCAGGAGTTATATTACCAGAAGTTAGAGCAGAAGAGTGAGAGGAATGCTGAAGAGGATCATCGTGTAACTGAGAGGATATTTCAGTTAAACGCATTAAATCCTGCAAAGTACAAGCCTAAGAACGGTGGTGGTGTTACTAATAATATACAGATCAACACGACCAGCTTGCAGATTGGTGACAGGTCTGATTATATGCAGAAGGTACATAGTACAGGTGGGAAGAAGAAGGTTGAGGTTGCTACTCCAGATGAGCAGGCAGAGGTTTTAGTTACAAAAAGCAGGAAGAAAGTGAAGTTATAATGTTTCCTGTGGATGATATAGTGGTAGCGAAGGTTTTTATTGATAATTGGGATGAGTACACGTATATGACTGCTGTGGAGGCGTATGCTGACATATTTCATGTTATGGCGATGATGGATTTAGAGGGGTTAATTTTAGCTGATTTCTGTTATGTTTGTTAGTTAATGGAAGTTTATTTAGGTTTTAAGGATGAGGATGGCAATCCTACTCATCCGTTAGGACACCAGATGGATTACCAGAGTCATATTGGTTATGCTCGTCATGTTTTATTGGCAGGCAGTTTAGGTACTGGTAAGACTGAGGCTATGTGTTTAGAGGCAATTATGCAGTCTATGCACTATAATAATAATTTAGGTTTAATGGGTAGGAAGGTATTGGATGCGTATAAGAAGAGTACGCTGATACAGTTATTAGATATTGCTGGTAATTTGGTTGTGAGGCACAGTATTCAGGATCATGTTATTGAGTTTGCTAATGGAAGTAAGATCATATATATGGCATTAGATGACACAAGAGATGCTATACAGAGGATCAAGAGTATGAATTTAGGTTGGTTTGCGTTTGACCAGTTGGAGGAAGTTCCACAGGCAACGTATCAATCTGCATTAGGTCAGTTGAGGCGTAAGAATGCATCGAGGGTGAATTTTCACACTTGTAATCCTGCTGGTCACGATTGGGTATGGAAGAAGTGGAAAAAGAAGAAGAATAAGGATATAAAGGGTGGATACTATCTTGTTGAGAGTAAAACTTGGAGGGAGAATGTTCCTCCGCCAGAGAGTCAGAATGATGTCAGGCTGTATTCTGACAACCCTCATTTGCCATATGAGTATATAAAGACTTTATTGGACAATCCTCAACAATGGGTTAATCGTTATGTATATTGCAAGTGGGATGATTTTGCTGGCTTGGTTTATCCTATGTTTGATGAGAAGATGCATTTAATACCATCATTTAACATACCAGATTGGTGGAATCACTATATTATATATGATTATGGATATAAGAATCCTTCTGCAATATTATTTGCGGCTACTGATAATGAGGGTAAGATATTTATTTACGACTTAATTTACCAGACGGAGACAAGAATTGAGAGTTTAGCTGAGATGGTAAATGACAGGATTAATTCCAATATTTACTACACTTTTCTTGCTGATCCTTCTATTATGAGAACTGAGAGGGACGGCAACACCATAGCTGGGGAGTGGGAGGAATACGGAATATTCTGGCTGATGGCTAAGAATGATAAGAGGGCTGGCATAGACAGGATGTCTGGGAAGTTAGAGCCAGACAGGAATGATCATGTTGATATGGTATTTTTCGACAGACCTGCTATGCAACCTCTTATTGATGAGATTATGGAGTACAAGTGGAAGGAGTTGAGGTACGGAATTGAATCAAGGGAAAAGCCAGAAGAACCTATGAAGGTTAATGATCACGCATTGGATTGTTGCAGGTATTTAGTGCATCATGTTATGGATGCAGAGTTACCTGAGTCTAAAAGCGATACTTGGGGGAAGGCATTTTTCAATGCAAGAAAAAAGAACAGTAAAAACAGTTGGATGTCAACATGAGTGAATATAATGATATAAAAGAGTTTGATGATATTTTAAAGGCAATGAAGGCTAATGATGAGGGTTGGATGGACTCTGCCAGTGAGAGTGTAAAGTTTTACACAGGAGGTATGGGTACAGGTCAATGGTATGATGAGGATTTAGATGAGCTACAGAATGAGAACAGACCTCCATTGCAGTTGAATATTGTATTGCCGAAGGTTAATCTTGTTGCAGGTCTTGAGAGACAGCAGAGGACATACTGGAAGGCGAGGGCTGTAGATTATGAGGATGAGCCTACAGCGAGCCTGATAACGCCATTGCTTTATCATATAGATAGAGGTGGTAAGTTACAGAATGTATTCTCAAGAGTATTTAAGGATGGTGTTATTACAGGTAGGGGATGGGTTGATTGTTATATAGATGTTGGTAGCGATTTTGGTGCAGAGGTATTTGTTAAGCGTGAATCTTGGGCTAATGTTTATGTTGATCCAGATGCTAATAATATGGATACATCTACGTGGCAGAGGATGGCAAGGATAAAGTGGTTTAGTTTAGGTCAGTTAAAGTCAATGTTTCCAGATGCGTTGGATGACGTTAAAGAGGTTAAGGATATGGTTCGTTTGCCAGAGCTTGACTATGAGGATAAGTCGGATGATACATCTTACGAGACAGGAAGCAGATATCATCAAGGTGACATTGTAAATCCTGCTGAGTACATTAATGAGAAGATGGTAAAGGTCGTGGAGTTTTTTACGAGGGAGTTTGTTCACGAATATTATGTAATTAATTCTGATACGAAAGAGATGTTCCCAATGGCATTTAAAAGTAAAAAGCAGGCTGAAGATAATATTGATAGGGTTAAGAATGTTTTTAAACAGCGTGCAGACGATTTTGGAGCAGAGGTTTCTGATTCATTTAATATAATTGGAAAATCTGCAAATCATATACATAATACTCTTTATTCTGGTGCGAGGGTATTGCAGAAGAAAGCTAAAATGCCTTACAGTCATAATGAATTTCCGCTTGTTCCATACTTTTATTATTATGAAGATATGGGTGACGGAATTGAGACATTTGGTATGGTGGAGAATTTAAAGGATGCCCAGAGGGAGAAGAACAAGAGAAGGTCACAAGCTCTTGATATCTTGAACAGGACACCTAAAGGTGGCGGTGTGTTTGATGGTAGGATGGGACTAAGAGCAGAAGATATGAAAAGGGCATCATCTTCAGGTGAATGGGTAAGGGTAAATAAGATTAATGGCTCATTGCGTGATATGATGCAACAGTGGTCAATGGCTCACTTGCCTATTGTTAATG